TAAGGGAAACTACTTCCATGAATTATCTCATGTCTACTACCAGCTGATTGATACCGGAGTAACTCCGGGAAGTGATTTTGCTGTTGCATACATGAATGACCGCATCCAGAAGGATGTACAGAAGAATAAGAACATTGACTTACTGCCAGTGTATGCGATCATTGCAAAGACGATCAGCCGTTTTATCAAAGAGCAAAGTCCGATCATTGATAGAGGCATGCAGGTTGAAGGTGTAGAGAAACACCTCGTCTGGCCTATTAATGATACTGTAGCCCTACAGGGGTACGCTGATCTTATCTACCGTGATGCCGCCGGGACATTAAGGATCAGGGATCATAAGACTGGCGATAGAGCGTGGACTAAGAACGAAGCGCTGTTTAGCAACCAGCTATTCATCTACTCTGTAATGCTATACAAGCAATACCACGAAGTACCCATTGCAGAGATATCCTACATCAACACAAAAGAAACCAAGACTCCTTATCCCTACGACAGAGCGTTTAGCTTTCCTACTACTACGTATTCTAGCAAGGAACTAGATATTTTCTACGGGGAGATTTGTCGGACAATTGATAGGATGGTAGAGTTGGAACCTCTACCCTTCTACGGCAGACACTGCCAATGGTGTGCATTCCAGGGACCGTGCTACTTGTCACGGAAGGGTATAGATACGTCTCATATCCTTAGGATGCACTTTGTCCATAGAAACCCCCAAGCCAAGCACAGATCCTTTACCCAAGAACACGCCGATAATGTCAACTCCGATTGAGTCGGTGACAATTAGGTTTAAGGATGGCTCGGTACGTAGAATCAACGTAGACACAGGGGAGGGAATCTTCACTGAGAATCGTTACGTCGGCACTAAGAAATCATTTACAACTTATTCAATTTTTATAGCTGAAGGCAACATAGTGGATTATACATTTGGAAACAAGTAATGGAACTACTCAAGGGGTTCACCCCTGTAGGTGAAACCAAACAGTATATCAAAGCTTTAATCTATGGACCAGCAGGTAGCGGGAAGACCAGGTTTTGTGCAGATGCACCGAATCCTATTTGGGCGGACTTTGAATCAAGTACTGAAACTCTTAGACACTGGCCCGAGTACTCACACATTCCGATCAAACGACCGGAGAATGTAGAGGAATTGAAAGATGACGTAAAGAAAGCTATTAAAGACCCTGACGTAGATACAGTAGTCATTGATACAGTGACTACGTGCCTTGAGTACTATCTACGTCAGCATATGAATGCACAAGTAAAACGAGATAAATACACACTGTATGAAAGCGATTACAAGTATGCCACACAAGTTTTCCTTGACCTTTTCGGAATCCTACAACTTGCTCCGATCAACGTGGTGTTCATAGGACACGAACGAATTGTCAGAGACGCTACGTCTGGACAAATTACAGCAGTTTTCCCAGATATTACCCCAAGACTGCAACAAGGAATCACTAGACTTGTCAATGTAGTTGCATATATGGAAGCTCTCCCATCCAACACAAAAGGAGTAACGAGAAGACTGTATCTTAATAGAACAAGCAAAGTAGAAGCCAAGAATAGGCTTAACATCCCAGACATCTATCTTGAAAACACATCCTGGAAAGAAGTATTCAATGCCTGAATTCTCAATTAACTTCGGAAATGCCAAGACTCTTGAGCCGCTTAAGCTCCCTGAAGAGGGTAACTACGAACTAGTTATCACCTCATACGAAATCAAGCAGGCCAAGAAGGAAGAGTCACGTGCGAAGGGATTCAATGTAGCAATCCAGTTCCATCTTGTCGATGAACCAGAGTTTGCCAACAATATCATCTTCCACAACGTCTGGGTTCAATACGATAACCCGTGGAGTGCGAAGCTATTCTTTGAGGCTCTCACTGGTAAGACTCTAGATGATGATTCACTCGACATTACAGACGCGAATTATTTCATCGGCGAACACGTTGGAGCGACTCTTACGTTGGAGTCTTATCTCAAGAATAATGGTGAACCCGGAGAGAAACTGGTTGTTGCTGATCCCAACCACTTCTACACTGTCTGAATAGCCGTACACCCCTGTAGGTAAATCCTACAGGGGTGTACTTTTTTGTGGAGTCGAATTGGACGAGCTACAAGCATATCTGTCCGTTCTATTCGATGGCCTTGAAGGACTTGTTTACTCACCAGTAAAGCGGCCGGATAAATGGGAAACCAATTGGTATGAATGGCCTAAACAACGAGACTTGCTTTGTACTCACATACGGTCAGGGGGAGGAGATGTATATATCTCCCCCGCTATCTACATGGAGCGTCGAGCGACTAAGGACTGTATTAAGAGAATCCAAACAGTCTGGGTTGACTTTGATGGTATGGAACGGATCGACTTTCGAGACGTACCGATACCAACTATGCTTGTACAAACCAGCTATGAGTCAAAGGTACATTGTTACTGGAGAGTAGACCCTTCTAATCAAGCAGTCATCGAAGACATATCAAGGAGGCTAACGTATCACCTACAGGCGGATAACGGCGGCTGGGATTCTACACAACTACTAAGACCACCGGAGACTATCAACCATAAGAATGAGTTGCCGGTCAAACTGGTTGCGTTGGAGCAGAACCATTTTACATTGGACGACTTTGCGTTCGTACCCAATGTATCGACTCCCGTTGTGGAGTATGTAACCGCAGAGAACTTGATACCTGTAGGTAAAGTTCTCGCCGCTCATACCCTTCCTTTGCAGTTGCACAGGATGGTCAAGAGAGAAACACCTGTGGAACCCTACAGGTCTAGCTTTCTTGCGCGTCTAGCTAATGAGTTGGCTGAGGAAGAACTTACTCACGCAGAGATAGTATCTTGTCTCCGTGAAGCGGACAGCCGTATTAAGAAGTACGAAGGACGCAATGACCAGCTAATGCGGCTGAGCCAAATTGCGGACTACGCTATCCATAAACATTTGGCTGAAGAAAGTGTACTGCTATACACACCTTCTCAAATCCTGAACTACGTGGAGCACTTGCAGTGGATTCTACCTGGATGGCTGCATTCTACGGGACAACTAGTAATATCCTCAGGACCGGGGATTGGCAAAACTTCCTTGATGCTCCAACTGGCAGCTTGTATTACTACAGGGGAGAGATTCCTAGGAATTCAGGCGTTAATAAAGCCACGTATATTCTTCATGTCCCTAGAGATGGACAATCATGGGTTAAAATATATTTTGGAGCATCAACAGAGAGAGTGGTCGAATACTCCGGAGTTTCTTATATTGGACGAAAGCACGTCTTTAACGGCCTATGAGAATCTGATTGCAGAGAATGAATTCTCACTCGTAATCATCGACTCACTGTCAGAGCTTACTGATGATGACGACGACAATCAGGGACGTGAAGCTAAGCGCATAATGAAGTGGTGCAAGAAGATAAGGAGGCGCTACAATTGTGCAATCATTATCATCCACCACAACAGAAAAGCCAACACAGGAAACAAAAAGCCGAAGAGTCTGGATGATCTTGCAGGAAGTCTCCACTTCGGACGATCAACAGATACAGTCCTACAACTCTGGGAAGTGGCGTCCCATTACATTGAACTCTCAGGAGTGAAAGTCCGCTATGGGACAAAAGACGCCTTTTTTATCCGCCGGAACGAGAATATATGGTATTCAAGAGATGCTGGTAACGAAACAAGAACAGCTAGAACAAATCCGCCAAGAGATAATCCAAAGCCCAGTAGTAGCGATCGACACGGAGACGAACTTCACAGACCAACTTCAGGAACGCCATCTCTTGGGTTTGGCTATAACGACAAGCCAAAATAGTTGGTACATTCCTGTAGGTCATCAACCCTTTATGGGGATGACACCACTGAATTTCCAAGTTCCGTCTGATCTATTTGATGGTTTCAACGGTCCTTTAGTCGCACATAACATCAAATTCGATTATCTCGTACTTGAGAAGGCAGGCGTAAAGATACCTACAGGGAATCTATGGTGTACCATGATGATGTCTGTGTACATCAATGAAAACCATGATCCCGGACACTCACTTGATACAGTATTGGATGTT